CAAGAGCGGTTACAAACAATCGGCTATTATCCCAGATTGGAGCAATTAATTAAGAAGTTAATTTTATTAGAGATTCGTCGTGATGACATTAAATCACTGCAAGATATGAGTGATAAAATAAATCAGTTTGCAACAGAAATTTCATTGAAAATAAAATAGGGTTAATTTATTAATGCTGACAACGGAAAGCCAGTGAACGGAAATAACAAAGGGAGTTTGTTATTAATCTGGCGTCCATTTATCAAACCACGCTGTATATTCACAACAGTTGATAGAGATGAACTAATATCAATTGGCTCTAACATATTAAAGGAAATAAAATCACATGAAATTAATTAGCTTAATAAGACCAATCGAAGTTGAATACTTTGGCATTGAATTATTAGTTCCGCATTGGACTAAATTTATAGTCACAGAAAACAAGGGATTTGTATTGGCATGGAACAAAAAGCCATCTCAATTAAAAGGAGACTGGAACTCTAAATCACCACGATCTCAATATGAAATTGTAGCCATTGTTGATTTAGAAGATATGGACTGGAAAGAAACCCTCATCGAACTATGAACGAACAAGTTCTAGAAAATGGACGACGGGCAATAGCAAGGGAATGCTTAAGCGAACTGACAGCTCTTGAGAAATACGACGATAAAGCAGCAACAGCAATACTCGATAAATATACGCAGCAATTCAAATTAATTATGAATGAGCATCAGAAGAAAAAAGCCAGTCCGAAGGGGTGGCTTTCTCAGTATGTTCGGGATATAAGGAAAGAAAAATAATACGTTATTATATGGAGTTAAATTATGTCCATGTCAGGAAAATTAATGAAAGCCAGCTCATGGGGAAGCAGAGAATTTGAAAAAGGCTCTGTTCCAGACAATAGAACCATTAAACATTGGATAGAAATAGGAAGATTAAAAGGAAAAATTATTGATGGTTCAGTGTGGGTTAATTCATCAGAAAGATGGGGGGTTGAGTCTTCTATTTCTTCTTGCGTTAGTCAATTAATCAGGGATTCATAAAATGGCAAGCAGACCAAGGAAGAAGGAATTCAGGCATTTGCCTGATTACTTATATTTTGATAGAAATAAAGGTCAATATCGTTTCATTTTAACAAATGGTAAAAAGAAAAACATAGGTAGCGACAAGGCTGTTGCTATTGCCATAGCAAGAGAATATAACAATATAATGAGGCCAGAATCATCTGTATCTGTCAGTTCACTAGTTAAAGAGTCTGGTGGAAAATACGGAGAATCTCTTCCCTTTTGTCATCATGTTGATAATCTTTTTTCCCGTATTATTAAAGATGAAAATCCATCTGACAGCACTCTCGCGGACTGGCGAAATGATATAGAACGAATGAAGACGTTTTTTACTGATATACCAGCGTCAGAAATATCACTGGAACACGTTAATAATTATATCAAACAGTATCATAACGATGCGTCAGCAAACGTTCAAAATAGGAAGGTCTCTTTCTTAAAAAAAGTATTCAGTTACGCAATGGATGAATCATTAATGCTCGACAACCCAGCTGAGCGTAAGAAAATGAAACGTACTGATAAAAAGAAACGCCGCAGACTTTCATTTGATGATTTTATGCTTATACGTAATGCAGCAGAACCTTGGCTAAGAACGGCAATGGATCTGGCACTACAAACGACTCAGGCGCGGCTAGAAGTTTCCCGTATCAGATACAACATCAAATCACCAAAGGAAGGTGTCTGCGGCTGTGTATGGTATCCAGAACCAAAAAACGGCATTCATGGTATGCTTTATATTCACAGGCAAAAAGTCCAGCATAAAGAAGCATCACATATTGCTATCCCAATTGGCTCAACGATAAAAGCTATCATTGATGCTAGCCGGGATAATATCGCAAGCCCATATGTTGTTCATCGAGTGCCGGATCGCTTGCCAAATAAAATCAGCCAGGAAGTTAATCACCCCACTCAAATTGCTCCCGATTATTTAAGTAGGTCATTTTCATCTTTGAGGGATAAAGTCGGCGTAGCGTCATGTCTCCCATTTGATGAAAGACCAACATTTCACGAAATTCGGGCGTTGGCTGCTCACATATTTAAAACACAAGGAATAGATCCACAAGCCAGGATGGCACACACCGATGCTAAATCCACAAAAATTTATACTGAAAATCATGTCGATTGGGTTGAGGTTCCGCACGCAGAAATAGCTGTCTGATAAGTGGAAAAACTCAACTTAACTTATTGATGCATATAATGCAGATTTTGAAGATTCTGTACTGTTTGTATTCACAGTAAAAACCCTCAAAACCCGCATCATACAAGGCTTAGAGCTAGATAATGCTGTCGTCATGGGGTGTCGGGGGTCGGAGGTTCAAATCCTCTCATGCCGACCAAATTTCCCTAGAAAAACCAACCAATTGCGGTTGGTTTTTTTATGGGTGAAATTTGCTGAGGGAAAAATGGTAAAAACGCGTTAACTTTGGGATAGGTTTTATTGTTGGCCAGAGAGGTGTGAAGCTTCTTTTTTCTTGCTGATCTTCTCAATAATTTCTATTTGAAATCCACTAGAATAATAGATTTCTTTATCTTCATTCTCTTAATTTTCTTTCTTCTTAAATACAACCCTCACTTTACATCAACTTGAAGTAGAAAGGATTTGTTGATTCCATTAATGGGAGCGAGAGGTAGAAAGAGGCTTCATTTTGGGCGGCATACATGAGATCGAATGGTATACTTATTGTTGTAAGTTATTTTGGAAGGCGCTATATCTTACCAGGATAAGTAAAAAATTATAGAGGAATTTTTAATGAGTATGAGTAGCAAAAGTAAAATTAAAGTAGGATTGATTGTTGACGAATTCTTTGGCGCTGCGGATACTCGGTTCGGAGGATATGGTTATTTAGCACGCCATTATATTGCAAAATACTTACCAAACAAGGAGTTTGAATTCGAAGTACTATTAGGTAAGGGTAAAAGCCATTTTTTTGCAGAAAAATATACTGTAGACAATGTTCCTCTTTATCGACTACCACGTAGAAAATGGTTTGCACGCCAGTGGTTAAAAAACAAAAACTACGATATTTACTTTAGTGTTGAGCTAACCTATAGCCATGTTATAGAAAATGAACCCAATAAAGATAAAAAACTAATATTATGGATTCAAGATCCCCGTCCAATGTATGAATGGGATGAGATTTTTACTGTAAAACTCTTTCCTGAAACATCATATTATGACCAAAAGATTTATGATCTAGTTCATGATTGGTACCAGAAAGGCAGAGTGAAATTCATATCACAAGCGTATTGCCTGAATGATAAAGCCAAAGATTTATATAAATTAGATCCGAATGTTAAAATTGAGTATGTTCCAAACCCTATTGATATTGACGAAACATTCGACGTAACCACACACCAAAAAAAGGATATAATTATCTTCTTAGGACGAATTGCGTCTGTAAAACGTGGTTGGTTATTCTGTGAGATCGCAAAAAAAATGCCTGAATATGATTTTTACGTTTTAGGGAAAATATATAGGGACGACGATAAAAATCATGAAATAATAGCAGGTTATATAAACATTGAGAACTTACATTTTACTGGTCATATTGAAGGTGAGCAGAAGAATGCAATTTTAAGTGATGCAAAAATTTTAGTTAACACTTCAATTCATGAGGCTTTACCCGTTTCTTTTCTTGAAGCATTATCATTCGGCACTTTACTTGTTAGTAACCGTAATCCAGATGATTTAACATCTAAATTTGGAATTCATGTGGATAATGTTTTAGGAGATGGTTTTGATAAAGTAGATTTATTTGTGTCTGCAATTTATGAATTAATGCAAAATGACATGAAAAGAGAGAGTCTTGCCAAGCAGGCTGTTGCTTATATTAAAAGTTATCATGGTAATGATGATTTTGTTTCTAAAATTCACCAGATCATAAAAGATGAAGTAGCGAATTCAAATTCGAAGGGGAGCGCTTAATTGTATTAGTCATCATCTTTTAACTCTTTTAAGACACAAAAAGCGGTCAACAATGACCGCTTTTATTTATAGAAGATGTGATTTATTCCCAGATATCAAAATCCTCTCATACCGACCAAATTTCCCTAGAAAAACCAACCAATTATGGTTGGTTTTTTTATGGCCAGGATTTGCCTGGGGCAAAACCCAACCGCATATTTGGCATTTACCACCATTAGCAAAGTCGTCTTCTCACACAAAAACATAAAAATATATAATCAATTATAATGAAGCCGGACTAACCGGCTTCTATTTACTTACTTCGGCTGCTCCGGCCATTCGATGCTGGGAGCTTGGTTGACATCAACACGACTCAACATTACCCGATACTTCTTCCATTCAAGTAACGCTGCTTCCTCTTCATCTGTCGCCATTTCCAGGTCAACGGCATCTTGCAGTAACGAGAGTGTTTCATTCGCCTGTCGTAACAGTATTACCTGTTGCTGCTTTACTTCTTCAATCTGACTTGCCTTCAAAATGTCTTTATCAATTACCCACTCTTTACCGTCCCACTTGTCGTAATCGGTATCAGGCTTTTTGAATGTCAGAATTTCCGGTAGTTCCCCGATTTCAGTAATTTCCTGCAGCAAACGTGTCTGCTTGTTGTAAGCTGTTTTTCCACGGTAATCTGGTACAATCAGCCAACTGGTTAAATCAGGTGAACGGCAAGCAACGTATCCCTCTTTAATATCAGGTGGTGCATCTATGCAAGAATTAGCAGGAAGACCAATACCAACAGTAAGATACTCATTAGTACTGTTTAAATACTCCAACGTAATCGCATCGTAATTAAACACAATGATGCTTCCGGTACTAATAGCAATACTATTTTTATCCAATACAGCCTTATTCATCAAGCAATCCTCACAATATAATTAAATGCTACGTTTCGCGGACGTGTTTCTATTCCTGTTGAAGCAGCAACCGCATTATCCATATAACCGAAGCCACCAGATCCTATTCCGATAGCAATGCCTAATCCGCGAGAATCAATTCCGTAGTTAACTCCTTGGTAAACACTATTGAGAATACGGCTTGGTGTACCTAAACCCTCAGCTCCAGCATTTGAGTTGGACCACATCCGGACAATCCTATGACTATGTGGAGCGATATCTGCCAGTTGATTGGAAAGTAGATATCGATTAACGTCCACCCCACGCCCATCATCCCAGCCACGAATAAACTCACCCCGCAAATCGGGTAATACACCAGTTGGATATGCTACCGCTAATTTTGGATATAAAAATTTATCAAAGATCGCTCCATTACATTTCACCCACCCATTTGGTGGTATGTCAGTCGGCCAGGGAAGAGGTATTCCTACCGGAATCTCTTCAAGTAAAGATATGCTCATTATGCTGCCCTTACAATATAGTTAGATACTATGTTTCGTGGTCTTGATACCCCTATAAAATTATAATCCGCTGACCATTCTGTCCCAGTTGGATAATATACAGCTTTTACCGAAAGATAAGGCAATGACCACGAAATAGGAAAACCCACAGATATATTAATTTCTTCACGTAATGAATCTATTATTTTATGAACAAGCTCTTGTATAACCTCCAATGTTTCACTTTAGCATTATCACTAATAGATAAGGCATTAAAATCATTTTTATTACTCATATATCCCTTTTAAATTAAATAATCTTCTTATGTAATAATATATTAAATTATTGTAAAAACACTCCCTCTACAATTCACACAAATCCAAGTCTAGTTCATAAAAACAATAATGCGGCATTCCTATTTATTATAAGTTAACCGTTCTTATATAATTTTCAGTAATAAGTGGCTTAATATTTTTTAATCTAAAATATATTTCAAATTTATATTTAAAATCTGGAAACTATTTTCTCTTATTCCTTCCTTCTCTTCCTGTAACTTCTTCTGTTTTAAATTTCAGGATGGATCTTCCAGCATTTAGACACGAACATCTAAGCGATAGTATTTCACAGTCGAAACCCACGTGTAGAGAGGTTTGGACCAAATAATGCTATTGTAATGGAATGTCGGATCATGGGTTAAAACCCCATCATCCCGACAAAATTTTTCTATAAAAACCAACCTGTTAGGGTTGGTTTTTTGTGGGTGAAATTTAACTCTAGTAAAACCCCAACTTCAAATCTGGCATTTATAGCTACTGAAAAACCATTTTTTCTTACCTAAAAAATATAAAGTTATCTAATTATTACCGCCCTCACTTCGGTTGCTCCGGCTATTCAACATCAAGCGCTTATAAAATATCTACACGAATGAGTAATACCCGATATTTCTTCCATCCCAACACAGCGGTTTCATGTTCTAAAGAGTATTTCTTTCATCTATTATGCTGCCCTCACTATATAATTAAATGCGATATTTCGTGGTCTTGACACCCCTATAAAATTATAACCTGCTGACCAGTCTGTCTGAGTTCCATAATGCACGGCTTTTACCGAAATATTTTTATTTTGGGGAATATCCCACTGCAATTTTGAGAGCTCATTGCGTGAGAAGGCAATAATAAAATTATTAGCTCGATCAACATTCTGTACTAAATAAGCCCCCTCCTGCCATGACAATATTGGACGAAATGGGTCCACATTTCGACCACTGTCCCAGCCTCGAATAAATTCTCCCCTTAGATCAGGCAATTTACCGTCAGGATAGGCTTCTGCTAACTTTGGGTACTGCAATTTATTGAAAAATGCCCCGTTACAAACGAGATGATCTTTAGGCGGATAAGGCAATGGCCACGGAATAGGAGAACCGACAGGAACTTCACTGACTGTTTTAATCCGATTATCTATCTCTTCGAGAGTATATTCACGTAATGAATTTACTATTTCTTGAACAAGCTTTTGTGTCACTGCCAATGTGTCACTATTGCCAATCGCATCTGTAAGCTGGACAATACCTTTTTGTGTTAATGAAGCACTGGGAATGTCTGCTGCAATTTTTTGTTCTAACGCTTTATTTAATTGAGCTGTAATTTTGGCTATATTCCCATCATCAAGAACATCATTACCCGATCGTGTTGCGATAAAATCAGCTACAACTGACGATATTGTTGACGATTGGCGTAATACCTTATTTAATACATAAGTAGAAATATTCTCTGATGTAAATCCAGTCTGTAAACTTTGATCTTCTTCATATTCTTCTTGACTTACTATATTCGCATTATCACTAATAGCAAAAGCTTTAAAGTCATTTTGGGGATTCATATACTTTCCTTAAATTAAATAATTCCACTTCATAATAAATGTATCCGAATTATTGTAAAAATAATCCTACCTGCAACTCATGCCAATCAGAGTATAGTTCAGAAAAATAATAATGCAGTGTTCTTATTGCTTATAATGCTAACTATTTTTGTATAATTATCAGCAATAGAAAATTCAATATTTTGGAATAGAAAATATATTCATAAATACATATTTAATATCTTGAAACTATTTTCCCTTTATTCTTCCTCTCTATTTATGAGAAATTTACATATGAACCGCCAAAATTAAGAAATGAGATAAGGAAAATAAATCGGACTAACTATTCTCCTACTTTAGTTATTCATGCTTCAACGCCAACAATTCAGTTAGAAAAACCAACCGATTATGGTTGGTTTTTTATAAGCTAGTTAACCCGGTTTTTGCTTTACTTCGGGTTTAAAGAATATTTCTATTCTGTCATTATGCCGCTCTTACTATGTAATTAAATGCGATATTGCGGGGGCGATTTTCATTTGCAGTCGGCACAACGCGAGATGCATCAAACGATAATGCTGCAAGTCGATCACGTGCACCTGCTCCACTCAGTGACCGTTTAGACACTACGGCGTAATCTCCGTATTCGCCTGATGTTGAAAATGCTCCAGACAAATCACTATTACCTGAAAATATTCTCCCATTGGCGCTATCCGTGCGTCCTTGTACGAATGCCGTGATATTTCTAATGGCGTCCCCCTGCAACGATAAAATCTCACGACCATTATCCACACCACGTTCCCCACCCCAGCCACGAATAAATTCCCCACGTAGATCAGGTAATTTTCCTGTGGGATATGCTGCCGCTAATTGTGGGTAAGCAGCTTTATCAAACTCGGCTCCGTTACATTGTAACCACCCGGCTGGCGGTATAGTTGTAGGCCAAGGAATAGGAGAACCCACAGGTATATTAATTTCTTCACGCAATGAATCGACCGTTTTTTGAAAAAGTTTTTGTGTGACAGCCAATATATCACTATTACCAAGCACATCTGTTAGCTGAACAACGCCTTTTTGTGTTAATGAGGCATCTGGAACTTCTGTTATTAGTGCCCTATTTAATTGGGTGGTTAACTTAGCTATATCACCATCATCCAAAACATCATCACCAGTTTGTGTCGCGATAAAATTAGCTACCACAGACGCTATGGCTGACGATTGGCGCAACACCTTATTTAACAAATGAGTGGGAACATCATTTGGAGGGAACCCAGTCAGCAAGTCCTGACTTTCTTCATATCTATTCTGACTCACTACATTAGCATTATTACTAGTAGAAAAAGCTTTAAAATCATTCTTAATACTCATATACATTCCTTAAATTATATAATATTGACTTATAATCAACATATTAAATTATTACAACGATGATTTATTTCAATTCACTTCGAACAAAATTTTGGCTTATAAAAATAACAATTAAATATTTTTATAATTTAGAATATTAACTATTTTCATATAATCAATTGCAATAAAAAATTCAATATACAAACTCCACCATCAACAAAAGCAGTATATAAATGGCCCGTTCATTCAGGCCATTTTCATTATTTAGGCTGTCCAACATCAGAAACCCATGAAATATCAACTTTATTCAACCGCATCTTGTAATAGTGCTATCTACTGGCAATACTTTCCTTATGGCTCATTATTAATAGCATATTATTGGCAAAGACCATTCGCTCATTTCTATAATATCATCAGACAATGAATCAAAAGCAACATGATTTTATTCCCATTCTATGGGGCAGAATACATCTATTTCCACACTATGGTAATTAATATCCTATCGCAAAATATCTCACAGCACTATTTGTTAATGCGTTTGCAGAATTCCTGCACGTCACAATAAATTGACTTGCAGAAATAGGTACAGCAGCAACCCCAGATCCAAAATTATAAAAATCAGCATATGTTGCCACAATCTGGAAACAAGCATTAGGAAATGGAATTGTGAAATTTCTGTAATCATTTATATTCAGAGAGCCGTTTGCCTGCCCCCACTGAATAATTATCCCAGTATCACCACACTTCCACCAACCATTCGCAACCTTGTTAGCCGTATTTACATTAAGATTACAACACTTTGCAATTTTTTGTTCTAACACGTTTTTTAATTGTGCGGTGATTTTGGTTACATTACCATCATCCAAAACATCACTGCCCGATTCTGTCGCTATAAAATCAGCTACAGCAGATGATATGGTTGACGCTTGACGCAATGTCTTATTTAACAAATGAATATCAATAGGATTATTTGGCGCTAATCCAGTCTGCAATTCTGGACTAATTTCATATAAACTTTGACTCACAACATTAGCACCACTCTGAATAGAAAAAGCTTTAAAATCATTCTTTACACTCATATACAATCCTCAATTTAAATAATTTTACTTATTAACAAAAAGCACATTGAATTATCGTGCAAATAACCCATAATAATTCACACTGGTCATAGTCTAGTTCAGAAAAATGATAATTAAATATTTTTATAACTAAAATTTGCAACTATTTTTATATAATTATCAATAATAAAAAATCCGACATATTGTAATCGAAAAATTCAGTAATACTCTATATTTCCTCAAGGCTATTAACAGCGATTTTCCCTTATCACTTTCCATATTATTCATATATAGCCAAAATACTTATTTAAACTCTGGCTATATTCTTAGGATATTCACCGAGAGATTATTACCTGACTTAGCATCAGGCAAGCCAATAAATAGGTGCTAGCCCAATACTCTCAAAATAATAATTTATCCTTATCTTATACACCTAAATAAATTACAGGTATCATACTGACATTTAATGGGCGGTTTTCGTTTGCCGTTGGTACTACCTTTGATGCATCAAAAGTGGCATGTGAGAATATTGAATATTGATCAGGTATATTCTTATGATTAGCACTTGAATTATTACTTGCCTTAACACCATAAAATGCTCCGCTGACACGAGAAAAGAGTCCAGTCGCCCACCATCCTAGCTCACCCAAGATATTTCTAATCGCATCTCTCTGTATCACACCAGGCCGTAAACCAGCACGCATAAATACTCCTCGTCCATCAACAAATAGATTAGGGAGGTTAATTTTACTATCATGCAACTTGATTCCCCATGCTGCCTTATATGCATCGGATAAATTATTCAATGCCCGACCAACAGTTGAATCAATCGCATAAGCAGCACCATTCGCAATATATTCTCCTTTAGCTAAATCTGATGCTGGATGTGCAGATAAATAGATATCACCTGGACGTTTAGCACTAACTTGTTCTAAAGCCTTTTTTAATTGTGCAGTAAGTTTCGCTACATTACCATCATCTAAAACATCCTCACCAGATTGTTCCGCAATAAAATCAGCTAAAACCGATGTTATTGTCGACGATTGACGCAATGTCTTATTTAATAAATGAACATGAATAGTACTATTTGGTGCTAATCCAGTCTGCAATTCTGGACTACTTTCATATAAATTTTGGCTCACTACATTAGCACCACTCTGAATAGAAAAAGCTTTAAAATCATTTTTAACACTCATATGCATCTCCTTAAATTAAATAATATTATTCCATATAAAAATAACATTAGACGAATACATTAGCTATGACAATCACCATCGGACTAAAAACAAATTCAAAGGTCCGAGTTCCGTTGAGTAAAGAACTTAAACTTTAATCTAAAACCCCTAAGTTTCTGGAGTCAATTTAAAAATAAAAATCATTAACTCTTATACTGTAAAGATATATCAATATCCTATTGCAAACCAAAACGCAGAGATTTCAGTCGAGTATGCCCAATAATTAAATCCTGTTACAGACAATTTGTTCGCAACAATATTATATGATGATTTTATTTCAGATTTATGACTCAATGTTAATAAAACATTTACACAAACATTAGGAAACCGAATAGGAAAATTAACGGGTGTATCATATCCTGTCCAGTTCACAGTCCCCCACTGATAAATCACCCCTGTATCCCCACACTTCCACCAACCATTAACATCCTTACCAGCTGTATTCATATTAACTTTAACATTAACTCGGCTATCTACTTCAGCTTTTGTATACACGCCAATATCTGCGGCAGTAGGTTTATTCAGAGTATTATATTCTCTAGCCCAAGGTGTCCATGCCCCATTGGCATATTGGCTGCGTGTATATATCCGACTGCTGTTATAAACAAAATAACGTTGAATGATTCCAGCCGCTTTGAGAACAATAAGCGATCCCGCCAGCGGCTCAGGGTAATTAAGGCCATTTTCAGCATAAGCATTGTATTCTTGATAATAAATACCCGGAGTTTTGTGGCTATCCAAATTCGCCCTATCACCTAAATTAATTGCCAACCCGCCAAAGATATCTTGAGAGGTAATATCAATATCTCCAGATAATGTTTTTCCATTTACTTTCCGACTATTAGGAACTTTACTAGTGATATTTTCACGCAATGAATTTACTATTTCTTGGGCCAACTTTTGCGTAACCGCCAATGTATCACTATTACCAACCTGATTTGTTAGTTGAACAACGCCTTTTTGTGTTAACGAAGCATTGGGAATGTCTGTTTTAACTTTTTGCTCTAATGCCTTATTTAATTGTTCGGTAAGCTTAGCGATATCACCATCATCCAAAATATCATCACCAGATTGTGTCGCGATAAAATTAGCCACAACAGCTGATATGGTTGACGATTGACGCAATACCTTATTTAATAAATGAATCGGAACATCATTGGGAGGAAAACCAATTTGTAAATCCGGACTTACTTCATATCTCTCTTGACTCACTACATTTGCATTATCACCAATAGAAAAAGCTTTAAAATCATTCTTACCACTCATATACCATCCTTAAATTACATAATGTTATTTCATAAATAATATATTAAATTATTATACGAATGATTTATCCCCATTCGTGTCAATTAGACGTCTTGAACAGACGTCTAATTCAAAAAACAATAATTAAATACTCTTATGACTTAGAATATTAACCACTTTTGTATAATTGGTTACAATAGGTAATTTAATATTAGAAAGTTATTACCCCCCCTCTTTCATTTCTTACTATAATTTTTCTATTTCAGATTATAGATTGAATCTCTTTTAGTATCCTATTTTCATTATTTCGGCTGTTCCGGCCATTCAACATCAGGGGCCAATGAAACATCAACTTTGTTCAACGTCACCCTATATTGCTTCCATGCCAACAGGTCTATTCTTTCTTCTTCGGTAGCAATACCTAAATCAACAGCGTCTTGTAGTGGCCCGACAATATTATTAACTTTAGCCAGTGACTGAAATTTCTCATGTTCTGCTTGCTGTATTAATTCCTCTTTAGTCGGAACATAAGTATTATCAGATTCTACTTCCGTATCCTCACCAACAACCTTATCAGAAGGTTTATTCAACGAGTTATATTCTTTAGCCCAGGGTGTCCATGGATTGTCATGAAATTGACTACGTGTATATACCCGACTGCTGTTATAAACAAAATAACGTTGAATAACCCCAGCCGCTTTCAACACAATAAGCGAACCGGCAAGTGGTTCAGGATAATTGACGCCATTTTTGGCATGAGCATTATACTCCTGATAATAAATCCCTGGTGTTTTGCAGTAATCCAAATTTACATTATCACCTAAACCAATCGCCTGCCCACCCAAAATATCCTGAGAAGTAATTGTGACATCTGTGGATAAAGATTTTCCATTTACCTTGCGGATTCCGGCAATATATCGAGAATCAGAGTCTATTTTTGTATATGAGCCAATATCCTCTGCCGAAGGTTTATTCAGAGTGTTATATTCTCTAGTCCAAGGAGTCCATGGATTATCATGAAATTGGCTACGTGTATATACCCGACTGCTGTTATAAACAAAATAACGTTGAACGATCCCAGCCGCTTTCAACACAACAAGAGAACCCGCGAGCGGTTCAGGGTAATTAAGGCCATTTTTGGCATGAGCATCATATTCTTGGTGATAAATTCCTGGTGTTTTATAGCTACTCAAGTCCGCCTTATCACCTAAACTAATCGCCTGCCCACCCAAAATATCCTGGGAAGTAATGGTGATATCCTCAGACAGTGCTTTCCCATTAATTTTTCGAGTATTGGGTATTTTGGCATTAATATTTTCAAGCAATGAATTTACTATTTCCTGAACCAACTTTTGCGTAACAGCTAATGTACCACTATTACCTACCACATCCGTAAGCTGAACAACACCTTTTTGTGTTAATGAAGCATTGGGAACTTCTGTTGCGATTTTTTGTTTTAAAGCTTTATTTAATTGCTCGGTAATTTTCGCTATATCACCATCATCCAGAACATTATCGCCAGATTGTGTTGCGATAAAATTAGCTATTACAGATGATATTGTTGATGATTGACGTAATACTTTGTTTAACAGATTAATAGGAATATTATCTGGTGGAAACCCAGTCTGCAAGCTCTGGTCTTTCTCATATTTATCTTGACTCACTACATTAGCATCATTACTAATAGAAAAAGCCTTAAAATTATTCTTGGCACTCATACACACCCCTTAGCTTAAATAGAATGATTTACATTAAATATATTAAATCATTGTTTAAAGGCAATTCTTAATAATTTAGAACAGCCATAGTCTAATTCATAAAAATAATAATAAAACGTTCTTCTAACTTAGAAGGATAATTATTTTTGTATAATTAGCAGCAAGAAGCGACATAACAAATTTCAATCGGAAATATATCCAATCCGATTATATTCAATACTTAAATTATTTCCTTCCTTGAATTACTTACTGATAATTTTTATATTTAACATTCCAGACCGGATATTTCAGTATTTTAATTCCAGCATCAATAAAACCGCGGTATAATTGACACACCACATTAGCCCATTTCTAATAGAAAAAGCTTTAAAATTATTCTTGGAACTCACCATCCTCCTTAAATTAAATAACATCATTTTATAATTAACATATTAAATTATTGTAAGGGTGATTTATCGCAATTCACATCAATAAAAATCTAGCTCAAAAAAATAAATTTTCATTCCAACTTATAATGTCAGCTATTTTTGTATGATTAGCAGTAATAAATAACCCAACGTATAAAAAACGTATAAAAAATAATTCTTCTCCATTTTCTATTTTTCCTATGCTACTATAATTTTCATGATAATGTCCCTTGGCCCCATTAAATAATCAGGAGTCAGGGAAATATTTCTGTTGGCAATGAAATACCTACTCATTCTGACAAACCATTAAACCGTCATTTTTGTCATTAGTTAACATACAAATAAATCTGATTTTAGCTTTACATTTACCATATTAAATGGCGTCTAAAGTAAACCAACTATCACACATATCGAGCATAGCTTTTATTAATTCACCACCAATACCCTGTCCCTGATAATCAGCATGTACCGCCATACCAAAAGTCGCAACATGGCGACGCCACAGGTTTTGGTATGTTTCAATACCAACCTGACCCACAATTTTCCCATCAATACAAACAACTAAACAGAAACATCCTTAACTTCATATTGATGTTCCTTTACCTTGCTGCATGTGATTCACCGTTTTCTGCATTCCATCTCCCAAAGATACATGTTTGCTGCTACTTAAAGCGACACAAAAATATTTTAAACATTAAAATATTTTTTAAAACTGCTTGACTCTGAAGTTTTTCTGATTAAAATCGCAGCCACAATTTAGATTTTCGTGAAACAAATCACATTTTACCTATAAAGAGAGTTCATCATGAAATCTGTTACATCTTTCATATCAAGTGTTCATAGCGTTGTTATCTACCTGTCAACGCCTCGCTTTCTGTAAGTCTTCTTTTTAACCGATACGTGAAAAGCCAGTTTCTGAGCTGGCTTTTATATTGCTAAAATATCCTCTAACTCCCTTAAAAAATCATCCCATGGTAACAATGCTGAATACAATCATTGATAAATTTCTTTAAACAAAATCATCAGCAATCCTTCACTCTTAAGTCACATAGTTAAGTGCAGTATCATTAGGTTGAGAGTAAACAGGTTCGTATTCCTTTAAATAATTCATTGGGTATTTTGTCATCCCAAGTCTTTCAGGGTGACTATTTGATCGGTTTACTGGCAGTGATGAAATACTGCCACTAATCACCTCTCTTTATTTTGTATTTATATACCCGTTATCTTTCAAGTGGCCTCTTTGTTGGCTGCACTCACTCACCCCGGTCACATAGTTCTCTATGCTCCCGGGGATTCGCTCCCTTGCCGTCGCGATACATCTTGAAATCCATTGGGTATATTAGTTTAGTCGAATCCATTTGTTATTAATAATCCAATGCGTTAAGAATTCATTTCTTCAACAAAGCAACTTCATCCGCATTTTTCTGGCATAGCAGAGTAAGATTAGTAATAGAACGGGTAAGGTTATCTATAGTACTCTCCAGCGTTTTAATGTTCATTTCCAGTTGCTTATTTTTTATATCCAATGCCCTCATTCTTGTCAATTCAGCATATAATTGCTGACCATTCACCGCCTCCGTGCTGTTCCTTGAAATATCCCCGGCAGCAACATTTACAATCTTACGTTGATTACCCGGTTTTCCTACAGAAACAACGTTCGATTTGCTGGCAACAGAATTTGCACCTAATGCAATGCTCCCACTTGCTGTTACAGAGGCGTTTTGACCAATCGCAATTCCCTGAGACGCACTCACACTAACCTTTTGCCCCACGGCAATAGAAGACGAAGATGCGGATTTAGAATCTGATCCTAATATAATGCTCCTACTTCCTGTTACAGAGGAGTTTTGACCAATCACAATTCCCTGAGACGCACTCACACTAACCTTTTGCCCCACAGCAATAGAAGACGAGCCGCTGGATACAGAGCCTTCTCCTAATGCAACGCTCGCACTTCCTGTTGCTGAGGAGTTTTGACTAATCGCGATTGCCTGATTCCCCCTGGCAATCGCTTTTGCCCCCAAGGCAACAGCAGCTGAACCGCTGGATATAGAATCTGATCCCAATGCAACACTCGAATTTCCTGTGGCAGAGGCGTTTTGACTAATTGCTACTGCCTGAACCGCGCTAGCAATAACCTTTTGCCCTAGAGCGATAGAAGCTGAACCGCTGGATACAGAATCAGCACCAATCGCAATTGGCCATATGACTTTATCAACTTTATTTTCATCCTCCTTCCTACCCGCCAGTTGATTTTGCCCAATAGCAATAGCGGCCTCACTAATTGACTTAGAAACTAGTGGTGAAGCACCAATTGCTATAGCATGTATTGCTGGTGCTTCTGCATTCCCAAGGATAACTGAATCTTTACCAACTGTTTGATCAGTTATATTTATATTCTCTGTAGACATATATACCTCTCAATTCAGAAATTAATTTGCTATGACTTATTACTGGATTAATAACCCCAGCAATATAATTTAGTATTTGTCATCACCAATAACTAAATTATATATAATAATTTCCTTTCACATTTGTTATTATTAAATACTAAAAAAACTTAACGAAATTTTATAAAATCATTACACCTCCCCACTATTTACGCGAGACAAAATTAAAACCACTTATCGTTAAGATATTATACAAAAAATTCAATTTGTAAATAAATTAAAATTACGAGGTCTATTTAATGTATCACAGAGCTTCATTAAATATAATTAACTATCAACCCAGTTAATATAAACTAACCGACACCATGTTATTTTCATATATTTTCATCACTCTCAATACAATTATTTATATAATTTCACCAAGTAAATGCAGTTAGTATGAAAAACCGAGTATGACAATTATTCTGTTATTCATAGCTATATAACTCATAATTCATTGCCAAATAATAACTCTGCCACTAAATCATTTATCATATATTCTCAGCCCAATAGCCAAGAATATATGAAATAACAACTATATCCTTCATCTTTCAAGTTGCTGCTTTGTTAGCTGCTTTCACTTACCCTAGTCACATAGTTATCTATGCTCCTGGGGATGCATTCACTTGCCACCGCGCTGCAATTTGAAATCTATTGGGTATAACTGGTATTAATAATTCAATGCATCAAGAAGTCGTTTCTTCAATAATGCAACATCATCCACACTATTCTGAACCAATAGAGTAAGATTGGCTATATCATTTTCCAGAGATTCAATCTTCTCTGCCAATTCTTTATTCTTTGCATCCAATAATATATCAACTCTTGTCGATTCAGCATATAATTGCTGACCATTAACTGCCTCAGTACTGTGATTTGAAATATCCCCAGCGGCAACATGTATAATCTTACGCTCGTGGCCCGTTTTTCCTACAGAAACAACATTCGGTTTATTAGCAATAGAATCTGCACCTAAAGCGATAGAAGCCAA